GGTGCCAAGTGGTTCTGCTCGCCGTTCTTCTTCGCTACCTGCATGCAGAATCTCGACCTCGCCCAGGGCGGGTCGGTGGGTCTCTCGCAGGGCATGGGTCCGACGTTCCTCGGCTCGGAAGTGGTCCTTACCGACCGGCTCCCGAGCGGTGCGGATTCCACGGGTGCGATCATGGCCCTCTACGGGAACATGGCGAACTCGAGCTACTACGGCATCCGCCAGGCCATCGAGATCGCCAGCTCGGATCAGGTGAATTTCCTGAGCGACCAGACCGTGATTCGGGCGGTAGCGCGAGTGGCAATCACGCATGCAAATTTGGGCTCCTCGAGCGTCGCCGGCCCGATCATCGGCCTGGTTGGTGCGTGAGCCTGACGGCTTGACTCGATGTGCAGACTGGGCGGGCCGCTCCACTACGGGGCGGCCCGCTCTCTTTTGGAGTCACGCATGATCGTGCGAGTAGGTGGCACTGAGGCCGACATCCGGGTGGAGGCCATCCTGTCGATGCCCAGGCTGTCGTTTACGGCCAACCACTTCGCCTGGGCTCAGGCACTCATGCCTTTGGGGATTCGCCCCACGATGGGCACTGGTGCGTTCTGGGACCAAGTGAACACGCGGGTGATGGAGCAATTCATAGACAAATGCGAATATTTGCTGTGCATTGATTACGACACGTTTTTCACGAAGGAAGACTGCGAACATTTGTTTGCCCTGGCGATGACGTTTCAGTGTGACGCCATCACGGGGCTGCAGACCAAGCGGGAAGACGGCCGCCCCATGCTGACGTTGAAGGGCACGCTAGACAATCCGCCAGAGGGCGGCACCACAAGCCTGCCTGCGTCGTGGTTCGCCGAGCCTGTGCAGGAAGTGGACACGGCGCACTTTGGGCTTACCGTGATCTCCACGGCCGCCCTGAAGCGCGCGAAAAAACCTTGGTTCTGGAGCAAGCCCGGCCCAGACGGCTCGTGGAATGAGGGCCGCACAGATCCGGACATCTACTGGTGGCGCAACTGGCGCGAGAGCGGGAACCGTGTGTTCGTTACGCCCCGCGTGGTTCTCGGCCACGGCGAGTACGTGGTGACGTGGCCGGGCCGTGATCTCGGCAAGCCTGTTTTCCAATGGACAACCGACTTCACGAACACAAGCAAGAAGCCCGAGACTGCATGGAGTGTGCCCCAATGACGAAAATCACATTTACCCGCGCGTGGCGGTCCTACCGCAAGGGCCAGGTGGTGGACATCTCCGGCGGCTTGGCCACGCAGCTGCTCGCCCAGCGCGTGGCGGTTGAGGACACGCAGGGCCAACTGATCGAGACGGCAGCCGTCGAGCACGAAGCCGAAACGGCCGACGCCACACCCAGGAAACGCCGCCGTGCAATATCGAAGCCTGACTCGCCAGACCGCTCCAGCCGTTGAGCCTGTGACGCTTTCAGAGGCTAAGGCCCACCTGCGGGTCGATACGGCCACCGACGATGCCTACATCGGCTCGCTCATCACGGCGGCCCGTGAGTGGTGCGAGCAGTACCTGGATCGCACGCTGGTGCATACCCAGTGGGTCATGCGGTTCGACTCGTTTCCGCCAGACGGCACCATGGACATCGAGCTGCCACGCCCGCCGATGGCGACGGCCGGCACTACCACGGCGGTTGCCCTGACGTTCACGTACGAGAACGGCACCACGTCTACCTACTCGACGGCCAGTTACCGCGTGGACCGGGACGGCGTGCCGGGCACCGTGAAGACGCTGTACGGCCAGACGTGGCCGCCGCACCTGCAGGACGATAACGCGATCAGCGTGACCTGGTGGGGCGGATACGGTGCCAGCGGCACAAGTGTGCCGGCGGCGATCCGCCACGCCATCTTGATGCTTACTGCCCACTGGTACGAAAGCCGCCTGGCGGCTGTTGCCACGGGTGCCGTGCCGCAGGACGTGCCCTATGGCGTGAAGTCTTTGCTGGACTCGCAGAAGTGGGGCAGCTACCGATGATCGACCCCGGCAAGCTCCGCGAGCGTGTCACGGTGCAGATCGCCAGCGGCACCACCAATGCCCTCGGCGAAACGGTGCTGGCCTGGGCTGACTCGTCGGCCGTGTGGGCGAGCGTCGAAGGCGTGTCTTCCCGCGAAGCCCTGGCGGCTGGCCAGCAGGATACGACAATCACGCACCGCGTGCGGCTCCGCTACCTGCAGGGCCTGACGCAGCGTGATCGGTTCTCGTGGCGATCTCGCACGCTGAACATCGTCAGCCTGCTCGAGTACAAAAACCGGGCCGAGCACGTTGCCATCTGCGAAGAGGTGACGTGATGGCTGGCGGAATCGACGTGAAAGTTGAGTTTCCCGAGCTGCGGGAATTGCAGAAGGCTTTCCGCCAGTTCCGGCCGAGCCTTGCCAGGAAACACATGGGTGCGGCGATTCGTCGCAGCCTAAAGCCTGGGCTGACTGCTCTTCGTGGCAACGTCACCAAAGGGCCGACCGGCAATCTCGCTCGTGCGATCACCAGCAAAGTCAAAACGTACGTGAGCGGAAATGCGGTTGGCCTGGTTGGATTTACCGCAGCCGGTAGCGGTAAAGCAAAATCGGCAGGCGGCGGAACCGTAAAGAAGGGGAAGGATCGAGCGTTCCACGCTGGCTTCGTGGAGTTCGGCACAAAAGAGCGAATCATAAAAACATCGTCACGGCGCAGCGGCGCGTCGATTGCGTCCAGCTTCAAGACGATGGGGCAGTTCAAGATTGCCCGAGTGGCCAAGCGTGGGAAGTTTGCGGGCGTTGTCAGGGTCAACACGTCCCCGAAGTATCCCAAGGCGTTCTTCAAGAAGGCTCCGCGTGGCGAGCTTTTGCGGATTCCAGAAATGCCGGTTGGCGGCAGGAAGGGGCAGCCGCCAGTGAAGACTGCCTACAAGGAGTCGCTAAGCACAATGCGCGGGCAGCTGGCCATTGAGATGACCAATGCGCTCCTAAAGGCACAGAAAGACCTTGCCGCCAATTTCCCAGTAAGGCGAAACAATTCGGACGTGGGGCCAACACCCTTCTAGCCATGTCACTGAAATCCCCTGAAGCCGTTCTCCGCACTGCCCTGGTTGGCACCACGGCCGTCACGTCGCTCGTGAGCTCGAGGATCTACCCGGTGCTGGCCCCGGCGTCGGCGGCTCTGCCGTTCGTCACGTGGCGGCGCTCAGGCATCGACAGAGAGCAAACGCTAGGCGGGCCGATGGGCATGCCCCGCGTGAGCGTCGAGTACAGCATTTACGGCACGACCTACGAAGAGGCCCGTCAGGTGGCTGACGCCATGCGTCGCGTTCTGGATGGGTACGGCGGCACGTCGGACAATACAGAAGTCAAGCAGGCGTCGTTGGAAGACGAGTCCGACGATTTCGTGCAGCTGGCTGGAGCGGATCTCCCGCCGGTCTATCAGGTGACGCAGCGTTACGACGTGTGGTGGAGCGAGGGATAAAGCATGCCATATACGCCCCATGATTCCAGCGGCACGACGTTGTCCTTTGCCGGTTCAACGTACACCGTCACGAGCATCACCTACAGCATCACAGACCAAGCTGCCGCCGATCAGATCGACGTTTCGCACCTCGGCCAAACGACCGGCAGCACGGTGCTCACGCTTTCCCGTCCGCTCAAGGGCTCGGCTGGTGACACTGGCAAGGAAGTCACCATCGAATACCTGGCAGCCTCGGGCACGCCAATCGCTCAGGGGCAGACGGGCACGCTAGCGATCACTGGCGGAATCACGCTCAGCGTCACCGCCACCTGCAAGTCATCGAGCGTGACGCTGACAGTTAACGACGCCGTGCGTGGTTCTGCCGCCTTCCAGGTGCCGTAGTCCCACAGGGAGGCCCCCGTGGCGAGCTATAGCGCTGGTGTGTCTGTGACGTGGAACGGCATTGAGTTCCAAGAAGTCACAGGCCTGACGTGGACATACGGCGGCGGTCCATCCAAGGGCCGCAGCGTCATCTGGACAGACGAAGCCGGCACGTGCAGCGTCGAGTGCCTGGGCGGCAACAACACTGCCACCAGCAACTACGGCGTGCGTGCCACGCTGGCAATCTCAGGCGGCGGGCAATCCTTGACGAACCCCGCAATATGGGAGTCACTGAGCGTGGCGAATGAGGTGAACGGCGTTACTCGTTACACCGTCACGTTCAAACTTCTGGACAACTGACCTATGGGACTGAAAGAGCAAATTCAAGCCGCCAGCGTCCGCAAGCCGCTGAAGGTTCACGTGAAGGAATGGAACCTAAACGTGTACGTGCGCGTGCTGAGCGTCGGCGAGCGTGACGATTGGGAGCTCGCGTGGCTCGACATCCGAAACAAAGGCGTCGAGAAGTTCCACAACTTTCGGGCGTTCTACCTGGCTCGCACCCTTTGCGACGAGCACGGCGTGCGGATCTACCAAGACAACGAACTGGATGAAGTGGCGAAGCTCGATGGTGCGGTGATGGGCGAATTGTTCGACGTGGCCCAGCGTCACAACAAACTCACGGAGGCGGACGTAGTCGAACTAGCCGGCGAGCTTTAACGCCAGACCATCGCGGCGGTTCTTGTTCATGCTGGCCGGGCATCTCGGAATGACGGTTGGCGAGCTCGAGCAACGGATGGACAGTCGAGAGTTGAGCGAGTGGCTGGCGTTTGCCCGCTACTACCAGCCGCTCGACAACTCGTGGGCACAAACGGGAGTGATTGCTAGTGCGGTTCTGGCCCCGTACTCGCGGCGTGGCCACGTGCCGAAGCCGGCCGACTTTATCCCCACAGACGCACCACCGCAGCACAAAACGCAACTGCTCGACGTGCTCGCCCAGATGAAACACGACTTAGACGGGAAATGACATGAGCACGGCACTCGGACTGGCAATGCAGATCAGTGCCAACACGGCCCAGCTGGCTCAGGCTGTGGCCGATGTGAATGCCAAGCTCGACTCTATGGGCGAGGCTGGCAAGAAAGCGTCCAGCGATCTCGGCACGCTGAAGAACATCGAGATTGGCAAGCTAGCTCTGGGCGGCATCCAGGCGGCAACCACTGCTTTTCTCAGCCTGACGAGCGCGGTGACTGGGGCCGTCACGTCTGTGACATCGTTTGCCCTGAGCGTGGGCGAAGAGCTCGACGCACTGAACGACGTGGCCAACCGGACAGGCGTTGGCGTCGAGGCGTTGCAGGCGTATGCACGGGCCGCCGCCGATACTGGCGTCAGCGTCGAATCGTTCGCCAAGCAGATTCAGAAACTGACGGTCAACATTGGTGCGGCCTCGCTGGACGATAAGGCCCAAAAGAAGTTCGAGGCCCTTGGCATCGTCTTTGAGGAGCTGAAGGCGGCGACCCCAGAGCAGCAGTTCGAGCAGGTGGTGGATGCGATCTCTCGGATTGCAGACCCTGCCGAGCGGGCCGCCACGGCGGTCAAGTTCTTTGGCAAGGGCGGCATCGAGCTTGGCGAGTTGTTCACGCTTGGCCCTGGTGCGCTCACGAATATGAGGCAGGAAGCCATCGCGCTCGGCCAGGTTGTCGATGCAGATGCCGTCAAGGCGATCGACAACATGAACGATTCATTCGCTGCGGTGTATGCCACGGTCAAAGGCCTGACAGGCACGATTCTCGGCGAGCTTGCTGGCCCAATTAGCACGATCGCACAGGAGCTTCTTGGAGTAATTAGGCAGGCCGGGCCGCAGCAGATTGCCCAGCAGGTGGCCAGCGGCTTGCTCGATTTCATCAAGCTGGCTGGCAATGCGTTCTTCCAGTTGGCTGAATTTATCGAGGCGTTTGTAAAGAAGTTCGCTCCTGTCCTCGGGCTGGACATCCGCAACGAAGCCGAGAAAGAACTGGACGCACTGCGCACTCAGCAGCAGGCGGCAGCACAGGGGCAAGGCGCAGCTGTTGACGGCTTTGGCAGGCCGATCGCAAACGCTGCAGCCGTCCAGGAGGCGGATCGTGCGCGAGTCGAACGGATTGCACAACTCGAGGCGCAGATCGCCGCAGAGGCATCCAACAGCGTGCTTAATCGTTTCCAGGCCAACTTCAACGCAGCTATCGACACGGCAACTCAATCACTGCAGCAGAAGATGGAGCAGAGCGCCGCAAGCACTGCACCAAACGCCGCCGAGGAAAAGCAGGTCACGCTGCTCGAGCAGATCAACCGAAATGGCCAGATCGGAACCGTGGAGATCCTGAACTAGCCATGTCCGTACTTGCCTTCCGCGAAGTTCTGCCGCGCACGTTTACGCATCGGTTTGGCGAAAGCCCGACTGCAGAGCGGAAGTTCGTAGTCACGACCACGCAGCCTGTCGCGCACCAGCTGCTGCTGAACACCGTTGGCATCTTCCACGGTGCGAGCCATCCGGAATTCACCTACCTGCGTTGCACGGAAGGCAGCGTCACCGAGCCAGACCGGCAGCACGCCGAGATCACGTACCGCTACGAAGTGCCCAACGTAGGCACGGAAGACTACCAGCCCAACCCGCTGGCACGCCGTGACGTGTGGTCGTTCTCCGTGTCGAGTGCCGCCGTGCCCGCTTTGTACTACTACCACGGCTCCAGCAATTCAGACATCCGCCCGCTCGTCAACGCTGCGGGCGATTACATCGAAGGGCTGCAGGCCGTTGAGGGCGAGATTAAGGCGACGATTACCGGCAACCGCCCGACGTTCCCGCTTTCCGTTGCTGGCAGCGTCACAAACTCCATCAACTCCGCACCGTACCTTGGCGGCGCTGCATACACCTGGCTGTGCCAAGGCATCTCCGCTCAGCAGCAGCTCGAGGTGGTGAACGACGTTGAAGTGAAATACTGGAGCGTAAGCGTCGAGCTTGTGTACCGCTCTAGCACGTGGGTCATGAAGATCCCGCACGTGGGCTGGCACTACGTCACGGGCGGCAGCAAGACGAAATGCTGGGTGTATCAGGGCGAGGGCAGCGAAAAGGAAAGGGTAGATGCCTCTGCCCCGCAGCCGCTCACCGAATCCGGCAACATGAAATACCCCGGCGCGGAAGGCAACCCAGACCAGCTGCTGCGTCGCGTCCACCAGGCCATCGACTTCACAGGTTTTTTCGGCACCCCGCCGTTCTAAGGAGCCCGCCCCATGCCCGACATCAACTACACGATCAATGCCCAAGTGCAGAAAGGCGCTCTCTCGCAGCAGTTCGCCGCGTCTGGAATCACTGCCGACATCGCCACGGCCGGCATTCTGGCCGTAACGCTGAACCTCGGCACTGCCGTCACGCAGATCAGCACGGCAACGATGGGCAGCCTCGGCCTGTGCTTTGCCCGTTCGCTCGCCACGGAGACCACGCACACCGTGAGCTTCGGCCGGTTCGACGGCACGAACCTCCACGAGACTGTCAGCCTGCGTGCTGGTGAGGCTGCGATCCTGCGGCTGGCGGCTGGCAACTACGCCGCGAAGGCTGCCGTAGGTGGCTCCCGCCTGGTGCTCACCGTGCTCGAGGACTGACCATGGCCCAGAAGCCAGACGGCAAGCCTGCCCGCACAGAGCGCGTCACGTTCACGAAGCCGGCCGCAGAGCGGATCGCCAAGGTGGTGCGAGCCGTTGAGGGTGGCGACCGGGACACGGGGCCGCTGACGTTTGGCAACCGTGGCGTGGCTGGCAATCCCAAGCTCTTCCGCGTCTGCACCTTCACCGGCGCGTGGTCGATCAACGACACGAAAACGGTGACGTTCCGCAATCAGACGGCCACGCCGAATACCGTGGCGGCGGTGAATCTGTTCTTCCCGTTCCCCGCACCAGCGTCCGCCACTGACTGCGCTATCGCCAAAGACGGCACGGCCTGGTATCTGATCGACGTGCCCTTTGAGACGGCAACGGCCGTTTTCGCAGGGGCGACCACCACAGGCATCGTCGTTTCGTCCACGCAATCCACGAGCCGCGTAACTGACGTGACGCTGTCGGCCACGCTCAATACATCAAACTGCACCATTTCAATCGGCAAGACGCTTGTCACTGCGTCTACGATTTTCGTGACTGGAACAGCCACCAGCGTCTTTGTGCAGTCCACGTTTACGGCCACGTTCCTGCGGTTCAAGGTGTAGCGATGGCGTGTTGTTGTGGGCCTGATAAATGCAACTGCCCAAACTCTCCGCCAGCCACGGTCGAATGCACAGTCTCCGCTGCATATGACACGCTTTTTGGCACAGACATTGCCTCTCTTATGGGCACGTACACGCTCACTTTCGATCGCACGGAATTTGCTGATTTATTTGGTGGAGGAAGACAGGTCAGATGGTTCTGGAAAATCTCCCTGAGTGATGGTGCTTTCGTGCAATATCAAGTTACATGCACTCCTTCAGGTGGTTCGAGGACTTTGCAATACAACTCGCTCGTCAGGCCGCCAAATACCGTTCGGGAATTTGGTGCGCCGATTATGGCAGTAACTCGCGGCGGCGGAGGTGACTGTAACTTCACCACCCCGAGCGTTCTCAGGGGCGGCCAAGGCGGCGCGGGTGGCGTCGTTTCCTATGACTTTACGTCTCCCTGATGCGATGTGCAGATACGGTGCAGACCTGCGCTGCGTGCGTTGCGGCCACGTCTCAAAGAACGCTAGACATAGAAGAGCGTGCGTTTTCGGCCCAGGCACCGAGCTAAAAACACTTCTCGCAAAGATCGGAATCACAGCCTCGCCCGACTGCAAATGCACCAGCCGCGCCGCCTACATGGACGCCAAGGGCTGCGACTGGTGCGAGAGCGAGGAGGGCATGGACGAGATCATGGGCTTTCTGCGAGAGGCTGCCGAGGAGCGCGGCCTGCCGTTCCTTGACCTCCCCGCTAGGCTCCTCGTGAAGCGTGCGATTCACAACGCCCGCAAAGCGGAGGCGAAGCGTGCCAAAGAAGCCGAGCAAGCCGCAGCCGAAGGCC